ATTCTTTAAGTTCTCCTCTACAATTAGGATATTTAGAATCACATTCTTCTTTTTTTTTACTGTCTAAAGAATTATATAATTTATTATGTTCAATAATATCAAAGTTTAATTCTTTTAAAATTATTTTTTGTTTTGCTAACCAAGTACCTGGTGATTGCAAAAGTTCATTCAAATCCTTAGCATAAGAATTATAGTTAAATGACATTAAGATATAATAGATAATATTTAAAGAATTTTTATATTATCTAATAATGAAACTATCTGATTTAGTTAAAACCTATTTACAGAATTATAACTTTCTCATTGACCAGATTGCGTATTTATTCACTGATGATGACGATAAGTTATATATTAGTGAATTAAATAAAGAATCAAAAGATAAAAAATGGTTAAGAGGTGTTGATTTTAATAAACTTTTAACTGATGATTTGTTTATTTTATTCATTGAATCAAAAACTAAATTATTCTCTCACAGTGACGACCTAACTAAAAGTATTTCAGAATGTTTATTTGGTGAAAAGCTTTGTTTAAAAAAGATTTTTCATAATAGAGATGACAGTATCAGATTTGTTTTATGGTATTATTTACAAGTAATGAATCTAATGATTGAACTTGGTAAAAAAGATAAAAATGAAGATAGAATTAAACAATTGGGTGATTTAATTGATAGTAATATTGCTGAATATGAAAAGAATAAAGAAACTGCTAAAAAATTAAATGAAACTGGAATGTCAGACCCTAAAAATTTTATCAAAGACACATTGGGGGTTGAAGTAAATAATCAAACTAATAATATGTTAGATGATATTGTTAAATCATTTGAAGGTACTATATCTGGAATGAAAAATGGACAAGCACCTGACATAGCATCTTTATTTCCTAGTATTTTAGAAATCAGTAAAACAATTTCTACAAAATATGGAGATAAGATTAGTAATGGTGAAATTGAATTAGGAAAAATTATGGGAGGTATTACTAAAAATATTCCAGGTTTTTCTGGAGGTGGAGGAGGAAAAGATGGGATGCCTGATTTAGGTAAAATGATGGAGGGAATGATGAATGGTGGTGGTAGTGGAGGGTTTCCCGGTGGAGGAGGAGGATTACCTCCAGAGTTAAGTAAAATGATGGAAGGTTTGGGAGGTTTAGGTGGATTAGGTAATATGTTTAAAAAGCCCGAAAAGAAGGAAATAATTATGATTGATGAAAACTTTTCAACTGCAAATGTTGATTTAGGAAAAGTAAATGATAGTAAAGGAATTAATATTGGTAAAATGTTAAATGTAGCTAATTCATTGGGGGTGATTCCTGATTTACCCGGACAAAAGACAGAAGAAACTAATGATGATGGAATGCCAGGTATGCCTAAATTAACTGATTTGTTTGGAATGCTTGGTGGAGGGTCCAATAAAAATCCTGAGGAATTAAAAAATCAATTAGAAGGAATGATGGGAAAAATGGGTATTGATTTATCTAAGTTGGGTTTGGATGATTTAACAGGAAAGCCTAAAGAAAATGAGCTAGATTAAAATGATTCTTAAAATAGTAATATTCAAAAACAGCAAATAACAATAAAATCACTAAAACTCTTTCATTTACAATACTGTAATGTGGAAGTTTTTTAATCATATAAGTGTATTCTAATTTATATCCACACTTTTTCATATAATATTCACGTACACCAACGCCTGCAATTACAGCAACCTTTTTAAGATTATGCCAAGTTGATATTTCTTCTGCAATCTTCATCAGTTTCATTCCAAATCCACGATGTTGAGAACCATATTCTCCTCTACTGGATTCTCCAACACTCATTGATTGTCCATAAATATGTAATTCCCTAACCAAACCACATCTATTAATTTCAGGAACAATATCTCCTCCCGGATTAGGATCAATTCTCAATCTCAAAAAACCATACAAGGCATCATAAGTATTTTTGTTTCCAGAATAATAATAAGTTTTACCGGTAAATAACCAATAGAAAAAACCGTAAATATTAACTAAATAATAATAATAAAGTTTTTGTATAAGAGTCATTTTATGTGATTCTATTGCAATATGATATTCTGTTCCTTCGGATGCAGGATATTTATAAACTACTACAATAGGTTCATTGTCTTCTAATTCTTTATCATCAATCTCCATACATCTTATACAATAGCATTTTGCATTATGTTTAGCCATATCTTCTTGAAGAATCTGTCTAAAGTTAGATTTACCATTGTAACCAGCAGTGATACTAGTAGATGGAATATCTCTAACTAATCTTTGAATACGCATCCAAGGATAAATTCTAGTTTTGAAATAAGTCAAGACATCTATTAAATCTCTGATATTTGTTTCCGCGTAAGGAATATAAGTTTTATTTTTATACCAATCTGCAATTTTACTACTAACTTCCAAAGTATCAACTGCACTTTTAACCACTGCTGTTGGATAAATTTTAAGGTCATCAACCATTAACTCTGGACGAGTCAAAAGTTGGTCAAACATCCATTGATCCTTTTCTGGGCTAGAACCAGGTAAGTCAGGCATCAAATGAGCAACAACTTTAAACCCACATTGTTTCAAAAGACGGATTGCTTTAATAGTATGTTCTGTATAGCACTTTCTATTAATTTTCTTTAAGATTTCATCGTCGTAATGTTGAACACCAATTTGAACCCGAGTTACACCCCAACGACAATAATCACGAATGCTTTCTGGAGTAATATTATCCGGACGAGTTTCAATTGTAGAACCAATAATACGATGTGTAGCTGTTTGATTTTCCATAATTTCTTCCTTTAACTTTTTCATTGGGCGATCATTATTATAAGTATTAGCTGCCCAAAAGATTTCATTCATTACTTGTTCGCGATAATCCTTAGGATAACTTTCCCAAGTACCTCCAGAGAAAATAACTTCCCATTTACAAATTGTATTTTTAACTACATTACCGGTAGAAGTATAAGATCTGATTCTATCCCAAAATTGTAATCTAACATCAAAATCGTGAGCTGTCGCTCGCAACATTGCTGGTTCATTAGAAAGATAAGACCTAGGTTGAGTTGGTTTTTTAGTTACCGCATCAACTTCTTTAGGACAATAAGCACAATCATATTTACATGTAAATCCATCAGGTCTCAGAGTAATTGTAGAAACTAATACACCAGATTTGGAACGCATATTCTTCTTAATCATCCAACTTATAAATGTAAGAGGTACCTTTCTATCTTTAAAGTATTTATTATAAACAATTCGAATGTCTCCTTTGGAAGGAGCTATTCGATATTTCTTCTTAACAAGTCTGAATGTTTCATCTAATACTTCCTTTTTAACATTTAAATTAAAAGTCAAAAAATCTTCTATAAAAATTTTAATGTCATCTTCTTCAGGAGAAATATGAATTTTATGTTTTAAAATATCTTCAATATCCATTAATAATTATAGTTATAATTATTAATGATAATAGTTTCAACTTTTTTGTATAGCCCTAAAAGAATTCCATATAATTTTTCTTCCCAAAAGAATGTTTTAAAAACAAAGAAGGAACATAATCCTTAATATATTCTTCAATTAGCTCCATATTAAATGGTTTTCTCTCATTTGAAGTCGCCATCTTAATATCCAAAGGTTCTCTAGCAATAGGACATTTAGAAAAGATTATTTCAATATTGCCAAAAATTGTGTTAACATTAATTCTTTCTCTCTTTGGCATTAATTCCTTTGAACATTTAACCATTACTAATTCATCAACTGCATTGTATTCTTTAGCTAAATGACCAGGAATCCACCAGTCATTCATTACTTTGAGACGAAAGTCATTTTCAGTCATATTCATTCGTTCTGCTTGCATTCTATCCAAATTATCATCAACAGAATGAATAAAACTTAAATAGTTATCTACATTTTCCAAAGGACCCTTTAATCCAATACTCATTTGATGTTGCATTAAAATAGAAGAAGGCAGAGCCAATCTTTGAGGACAGGATTGTAAAATTACAAAGGCCATTGATGCAGCAAAATCAGCAATACAGATTACCTGAATACTACTTAGTTGAAGAGTCTTAATTTGGTCAATTAATTTATTACCTTCTAAAACAGAACCACCAGGAGAAGATAAATAAATATACATAGTATCAATATCCATATCTCTATCATTAAATGCAGAAATCCAATTAGTGGAAGATGTTCCTTGAATAGGACCTCGAATGGTGATTAGATTTCTAGAATTCAAATCAATAACCTTGTAAGCGCTACTTGCTAAGCCAACAAGTAAAAAATTTAATAGTGAGAACATTAATATTAATAATAAATTGTCTTTATATTCATTTAAGGAAAAATCATTTTAATAGTTAATGGAAAAATTTTTTGATGAATTGAAAAATAATGGAGATGATAATCTGAAAAATGAAAACTATAATGCTGCTCTCGATTTTTATTCTGAAGCATTAGAATTAGGTAAATTTGATAAAACTTATGCTATTTATTTAAATAGGTGTTTAGCTTATTTTAAATTGGGAAAATATGAAAAGGCATTAGATGATGCATTAAAAGCTAGTGTTTTAAAACCAGATAGCGCTAAAGCCTGGGGTAGAGTTGGTAGTTGTTTACTTGCATTAAACAAAAAAGAAGAATCTTATGAAGCGTTTTACAAGGCATCGGAATTAGAACCATCAAATCAACAATATAAAACATTATCTAAAACTGAAAATTTAGAACAACTAATTGAAGAATTAAAAGATTTAAAAGAAGAAGAAGAAACAATTAAGCATCCATTTCAAATTGAAGGTATGATTGGGCCATTATTTAGTAAAATGATGAATAATCAAAAGTTAATTGATTTGGCAAAAAATCCAAATTTTAATTTATCTCACTATAAAGAAAATCCTTTAGCTGCAATGAATAATCCAGAAATAATGGATTTAGTTTCGGATGTATTGAATGAATTAAATTTAGGTTCTAAATTGAGTCAATAATATCTAAATCTTCCTTCTTTTTATTTTCCAAATCAATAATTGGTTTATTACTATTACTATTTTTTAAGATTTTATTAATATTAATTTTAGGTGCAAACAATCTTTCCTTTTGTAAGGATTCTACTTTTTGATTATTATCACAATATCTTATAGGTGGAAAACCTCCGGGCATTAAATAAAGATAGAAAATATCTTTATTTAAAAATTAACTGTTATATCTTTCTTTTGTGTATGTTCTTTAGGAGCGACTTCTATCACCACTGGTTTATCTTCTATTGTTTTAGATAAACCAATATGATTAACAGAACAACATTTACCTTTATTTTCACATGTAAATTTTAAATATTCATTTGGATTAACATCATTAATAAAGTTATAAAATAATATTCTATGTAATGCTTGTTTTTTCCCATTGAAAAAGAAATTTACAAATGAATTATTGTTAATTTCAGTAACATATCCTTCCCACAAACTACATTTATCTGTAAAAATAGAATCAGGTAAATACGATGCAATTCTATTTAAATCTTGTAATGATAATTTTCTTTCTCCAACTAAATTTTTTCTTTGTTTTTGTATTAATTCTTGATAAATTATAGTTTTATTCATCCTTATATTATCTTATAATTTATTTATAATATATAGAATAAATATTTTTAGGAATTTTATTGGAACCATCGTAATCAAATTTAATAAAAATTGTTGTTAATAACTTATTTTCCGCAGTGAACTTTTCTACTGTGGTGTCACTGACTTTCACTTCTCCTTGTAAAAATAAATACTTAACATTGGAAAAGTTATCATAAACAACAATGGGTGAATCGATTAAGTGACTTAATACAAATAATTCTACTTTACCATCTGTGTTATAAGAACTCTTTCTAAATTTATTAACGGTAGATTCAAAAAAGTTATCATCGTCCTTAAAATAATTTCTCAAATATTTTGTAAACTCTTCATTGTTTTTATTATTTTGAATAAAATCTATAATATTAGCTTTAAATAAATAAGTAATAGATGTTTGTAAATCAGAATTATAACCCAAGTTTCTAGAATCATCATCGTATAAAGGATTATTTAACCAGTAGAAAGAATTAACGAAAGCTCTAATCACGCTATCCTTATTTGATATAATAGGTTGGATTAATTGTTTTCCTAATTCTATTAATTCAGGATAATCTTCTTCTACAATTTGTTCACCTTTGAAAGACATATTTTTCTTTCCAATGATTGGTACTTTATCTTTGCCAAATAATTCACTCATAATTTTATTAATTGTAAAATTGGAAGATTTAATAATCTTTTGGTTTTGTCTAAATGAATATTGAGTGTAATCAACAATATCTGATACATAATAATTGTTTTCTTGAATAATTTCTTTAAACTTGATACTATCTAAAATTAATTCTTCAATAACCTTATTGACATAATCAACTGCCATATTTTCAGTTAATATCATTTTACAAGAATCATTTTGCCAAGCACAATGAGAATTAGCATTACATTTATCTTTGGTATTATTAATTTCGCAGTAATCTCTTACATTATAAACAATATAATTGTCTAAATTAGGTAAATCTTTGATAATATGGGCCATACTGGTTTGTTTACCACCTCCAGATAATTTTCTACCAGCAATAATTTTTTTATTAATAATGTTAAATAATATCTTTCTTAATTCATGTTTTTTATCACTGGATGATATCTTTTTATCTCTTACAATATTAATAATATTATTTTTAATTTCTTCATTGTTTTGTAAAAATAAACTTAGTTCTAATCTATACATATTGTAGCCTTCTGATTTAAATGTTCTATCTTTTACACGATAACTTCTATTATCAATAGTTACTTTATTGGTTCTAATTTCTCTATCAATGTCTTCTTCTAGGGGTTGAAATTTAATTGATAATCCTATCTTTTTAATTTCTTTTTCAGTCAAGTATTCGTGTTTAACGGGAATAACAGTTTCATTATGTAATAATAAAGAAACAATATTTAACTCTCCTTTCTTATTTGAATCATAAAATATAGACTTTGGTAC